CATGAGCCTTACTCCTGCTGGTGGTGAACGATGACGTCGATCGAGTAGACGCTGATCTGCTGCTCGGCGGCGGCGACTTCGGAAAGGTCCTGCGCGCTGTCCTGGAAGATCCCCGCGAACCAGGTCCCGCCGAACGTGCCGGCGTAGCCGGAGAGGGCCGCCGTGACTGCCTCGCCGACGTGCAGCGCATTCGAGAACGGCTGCGCCGTCTGGCAATCGATCTGGACCCGTGACTGCTCCGGCCCGCCCGCGCCGCCGAGGTGGTATGCGATCGGCGCCGAGATCAGGTGCATGACGATTGCAGGCCGCGCGCTGCCCTGCGGGATGGTCGACCAGCTGATGCGGGTCCCGACGAGGTCGGACACGACCGGGTCGGACAACAGCAGCGAGCGCAGGTCGGCGAGCATGCTCATTTCGCCGCAAGCCTCGCGGTCTTGCGCGCCAGCCTATCCGCCGCCTTTTTGATCTCGGCCCAGAGATCATCCTTGATGCCGTCGAGGACCGTCGCCTGCCCGGCGTCCCATGCCGGGCGCGCGAACGGCTGCGGGCCGTGGTTGACCGTCCCGAACTCCTGCAGGTGCGCGTGCGGCACCGGGCCGGCGCCGACGAAGACCTCGGCCGCCGCTTTATCGTCCTTGAACGCCTTGCGATGCAGGCCAGCCTGCCGCTTGCTGAGCCGCGTGCCGACACCGATCGACGACTTCAGGTCGTTGCCGCCAGTCGCCGGATCGTCCGGCGCCCGTGCCCGCATTGCGTCGGCGATCGGTTCCGCCCGCTTGAGCAGGACCCGGCGAAGCACGTTGCGGCCGGTCGCCTTGGGCAACTCGCCCAGCGCCGCCTCCAGTTCCTGCAGCCCTTCGATCCTGACTGTCTGAGCCATCATTCCGCCCGTGCGTTCCCGCTCAACTCCTGGCCCTCGTGCCGGCCGATCTCCTTGACTGCGACCAGGTCATAGGTCCTGCCCTCGCAGATCACCCGGTCGGTGACCTTGGCGTCGGCACCCCAATGGATGCGGAACCGCGTCGTGACGCTGGCGCCGAGTTCCGAGACCCGCGCCCGCTCGCCGTCCGAGACGTCCTCTTTGCTCGCCCAGACCTGCGCCTTCTGCATCCATGTCGTCTCGATGCCGCCGAGCTCGTCGGTCGACTGCACCGGATGCTCTATGGTGATTTCGCGGTCGAGCTTGCCGGCTTTCATCGCGCCTCCGTTCTAAGAATTGTTGTCGAGAATCTGCTTGATGGCGAGTTGAAGCCGCCACATCACCGCCATGCCGTCGCCGAGGCTTGATGCGAAATACAATTCCCCGTCGCCGTCGACCCCGATCACCGTGACATCGGTCAGGCCGGCCTCGCGCAGCGCGTTGATTACGCGTTCCGGCGCGATATCCAGCTTCGTCACGAATGGGACGATATTGATCCCAGCCATCGCGTTCCCTTATGCCGCCCGCGACGAGATCGCGAGGTTGTCAGGCCGGTTGGACGACGATGCGGTCGGGCGAGCCGCCGCGGATGCTTCCGGCCTCGTGGTCGTCGCCTGGTCCGGCCTCGACGCTGGCTCGGCGGGTGCCCGACTTGCCGTCGGCGCCCGCCGCAGACCACCGAAGGCGACGACACTGTCGCCGGCCTCGGTGACCGCCAGCGAGGCGAGGTGAACCACCTGGTACTCGGAACCGTAAGCCTCGACGGTGTCGGCCGCCTCGACCACGTCGAGACTGCCCGCGATGGCGACCGCGCCCGCCGCCTCGATCGTGTCCGCTGCCTCGGTTGCCGCGAGCGATCCCGCGACCGCCAGCCGCCCGGTTGCTGCAACGGTATCGGCCGCCTCGAGGAATGAGACGACCGCGCCGAGCGGTGTCGGGAGGCCCGAAGCGGCGAGCGTGTCCGCCGCTTCGGAAACTGCCAGCGCACCCCTGATCGCCAGCGCACCGGTCGCGGTCCCGACGTCGCCCGCCTCGGTGGCGACCACCGCGCCCGCTATCGCCAGCCGCCCGGTGGCGGCAAACGTGTCGTCGGCCTCGATCGCCGCCAGCGTCGCTCGGATCGTGCTGCTGCTGCTCGCGACGATCGTATCGGCGGCCTCGGTGACGCTGAGCGCGCCCACAATCGGCAGCAGGCCCGTCGCGGCGAGCGTGTCGGCGACTTCTACCGCCGAAACAGCCCCAGAGAGCGCCAGCGCGCCACTGCTGGCGGCAATGTCGCTCGCCTCCGTGGTAGACAGCGCGCCGGCAATGGCGAGCCTGGCGGTGGCTGCCAGCGCGTCTGCGGCCTCGGTAGCGGCGAGACTGCCGACGATCGCCAGCCGGGCCGTCGTCGTCAGCGTATCGTCCGCCTCGGTGACCGCCAGCGATCCCCGGACGGTCGCGGAGCTCGACGCGAGCAGCGTGTCGCCGGCCTCGGTGATGTTCAGCGCGCCGTGGTTCTCGCGCCAGCCCTCGCCCGCGAGGGTATCCGGAGCCTCAGTCGCCGACACCGAGCCTTTGACCGGGAGCAGGCCGACCGAGGCGACGGTATCGGCGACTTCGGTCACCGCCAGCGAGGCGGCAATCGCCAGCGCGCCAGTCGACGCGAAGGTATCGGCGACCTCGGTCGCGGCGAGCGTCCCGACGACGCCGAACTTGCCGACCGAGGCGCCGGTGTCGGCCGCTTCCGTGGCGGCCAGGTTGCCCGCAATCGCGAGCGCGCCCGTCGCGGCGAAGGTGTCCGCGACTTCGGTGACGCCAAGGCTGCCGCCGATAGCGAGCTTGCCGGTTCCGGCGGCGCTGTCGCCGGCCTCAGTTGCCGACAGCGCGCCGACGATCGGGAGCGCGCCGGTGGCGGCGATCGTGTCCGCTGCCTCGGTCGCCGCGAGGCTGCCAGCGATGGCCAGGGCGCCGGTCGCGGCCCCGGTGTCCGCCGATTCAGTCGCGGCAAGCGCGCCTACAATCGGCGGCATAGACCCGGCGGCGGCGACGGTGTCTGCCGCTTCGGTCGCCGCTAAGGCGCCGGCAATGGCGAGCGACGCCGCCGAGCTCAGCGTGTCCGCTGATTCCGTCACCGCGAGGGTGCCCTCGATCGGCGTGAGCGCGACTGCCTTCTTAAAAGACGCCGTGCCGAGGACGCTGTCGGTTGGCGCCGTCCCGGTCGTGAAAGCCGGAGAGACTGTCGTGGTGGCGGTAACGATCTGGTAGCCGATCGCCACCTGCAGGATAGTCGACGTCGCGGCCTGCACCGCCATCACGTTGGGCGATGTGGCGCTCAGCGTTGCCGCAACGCCTTGCGTCACCCACGCCAACACGACTTCGTCGGCCTGGGCCAGCGTGCCCGTCGCCGGGCACGTCAGCGGCGACGAAAGGTCATCGACGGTGTTCGCCGGATTGGCGTCGAGCGGGCTGGCGTCGAACGGCCCCTCGATGACCGCAGCGACGGCCGCGACGTTGTTGGTCGAGGCGGTCGTCGTGAACCGGACGTAGGTCAGCGTGCCGGCAGTCGTCACCCGCGCGTAGAAGGCCCGGCCGGTCACCGTGCCTGCATCGCTGCCGGCGTTCAGCGCGGCGTAGGTGTTGCCGAGGTTGTCGCTGGCAGCGGTGACGGTCAGCGCGGTCTGCTGGGCGAGGACTGCATAGACGAGGTCGCCGACCTCAACTGCTACCGAGCCGGTCGCGTCGAACGGGTTGGTGATCGATGCCGTGTTGGCGGTAAGGGTGCCACTCAGAACGCCAAACCCGGAGAGGTCCCCGGTTGCCGCCAGGCTGTCGTTATCTTCCGTCGCCGCGAGGCTGCCGACGGTGGCGCTGCCGCCTCCAGCCGCCGGCCGGAGCGCCACCAGTCGCGCCCCGTTGGGACGGTCGGTCCCGGGCCCTGTATTGCAAGTGTGGGTGCGGGTGCCGGTCGCGCCGGCGGTCGGCCGCGCCTCGTCGGCGCTATAGACGAGCGTCGTATCCAGCCGCTCGGTCATCCCCGTTGGCGGGGTCAGGTTGTTGGTATTGTCCGCCCAATCGAACCCGGCAAACTCGATCCAGGCATCATTCGTGACGGTCGTTAGTCCGGTCGCAGTTCTGGTCTGATTGACGAGGGTGTTCTGTGTGGCGGTCGCGTCCTGCGGGGTTGTATTGTCCACGCCGCGATAGACCCGCAGCATACCCTGCGACGAGCACGCCGTATGCGTCCACGTATAGCTGCCGCTCTCACTGGCGGCGACCTTGATATAGGAACGAAACTCCAGGTTAAACGAGGAGTTGTCGGAGGCGTCCATCGCCGTGCCGATCTCCGTCCAGCCCCCGGGGGCTGTCGGGTTCGGGGCTTCGGAGCCGGCGGCCGTTACAATGTCAATTCGGAGGACGTCGCCGTTCGTGATACTGCCGGCGCTGAGCGTATTCGATACGGTGGTGTTTGTCCGGCTCGCGTAAGTGGTGTTTGACCCGCCGACGTAGGAGATTGCCACCGCTTTACCTCCGCGAGCCCGGCTCTTTCACCCGGATTACCTGGGTAAAGTCTGGCTCGCTCGTATCCACGACGTCCCACCGCGCCCGGTTGTATGGCTCGACCACTGAAGCCGGGCCGATGTCCGACCAGAGCGCCGGCACCGCGGGCGGCGTCCATGCGTCCTGCGACGTGTGCGCCTGCACCAGCGAGTAGGCCCGCCCGCCATAGGTCACGGTCGACGGCAGCGTATAGGCCGCGCCGCTGACCCACGCGCCCGCGCCCGGGTTCGGCTCGAGCGCCCAGAGGTTCGCCGTCCCGCCCGGCGCCCAATTGGCATCGCCCGCCGTCGTGTGGGCTACGGCGCAGCGCCAGGTCTTGCCGACGTGCGCGACGTACTGGCCGACGGCGTAGGTCGCGCCGCTGACCTGCCATGCCGGGAAGTAAGAGGGCATGGCGTCGAAGAGCGCCTTGATCTCAGGCGAAAGCACCCTCGCATCCGCGAACGCCTGCGCCTGCGCCTTGGAATTGTACGTCGTTTTCGCCTCGACGGTGTACGGCGCGACCGCGAAGGCCAGACCCGCCCGAGGCGTGGTGATGAAGACGACGTAAGGCACGGTCTCAGATATTGCCGCCAGTGATAGAAAAGGCCGTAATACTAAAGGCTTGTCCGGCAGTAAATGACACACTATCAACGATCATATCACTTGCCGAGACGCCGACGGTGCCCTGAATGCAGCGGGTCGTGGTGTCGCTCTTCACGATCTCGAAGTGCGCCGCGGTGCCGCTCGCATCCGCCGCGGCGTCCGCCCAGGTGCCGAGCATGGTCTTCGCGCCAGCCGAGGCGGCGTTCATCCAGTC